CATGCCTGCGCCGGTACTGACAAGCGCACAGCCTGAAAGTACAGCAGTTGCGCGGATGGTGTTGGGGTTCATAAAAATAGGGGTTCGCTGTCGTTTAGGTAGGAGCCGTTGCCAGCAGGCATTGGGTTCAGGCTCATCAATGAAGTTGCGTTAAATGCCGCCATAAGCGGGTCGATCTTGGCAAAGCCTGCGGCTTGTTTGGTGATTGCAATGGCGTTGCCTTTTGGCTCCACCTTAGCGTTTCCGACACACCATGCCATAAGTGGCTGACCGCCGTGGACAATGCCACCTTCGGCCAGCTTGCGCTCCAATGTCTTGATGCTGCCTGCCATCTTCCAGCCCTGGCTAACTGCAATCATCTTTTCTTGCGGAACGTCAGCATCAAGCATTGCATCAAGGATGCCACCAAGGCCGTGCGGATCGCATCCAACTTTATCCAGCTTGCCTGATTGCTCAATCTGCGCTACCAGTTCGGCAACTTCAATTACGTCATCGCCGATACGCTTAACCATAGTCAAGTCGCCATCACTGGCAAAGTCATTAAACCTTGCAGCTTCTGACTTGCGCCGCTCCAGCACAGAAGGATGCGCCCATGCATGCGCCCAAAGAATCCATTGGCGCGTTTCTTTGTGTCTGCCAATGGCCGCAAAGCCAAGCAAGTCATCCAGGCCACCACCGTCAATCCCAACGTCGATTACGTCTGACTGCTCTATCAGTTCGTCGAGGCCAAATGCTGGGATGGCTTGCGATTCCCAGTAGTCCGCACCGGCCCAACGGTCAGAACGGAGGTTCATGCCTATTTCGACATTGCCATGCTTGGACATGAACCCGCGAAACGAATCGCCACCAGCTAATGATGCCTTGGTGAACTCGCGCTCCAGAAACTGCTTGTCAACTGAAAAACCCATATTTGGGTTTGTCATCCACATGTTTTCCAGCTTCAAACAGTCGCCATTGGCAACCATATCGTCTGGATGCTCAAATATTACCGGCAAGAATCCGTTATCAATGATCTTGCCGTCACGCACTGCACGCGCATAGTCCAGCTTCTGCTTGAACACACCAGATGGTGGTTCATCTGACTGGGTTGTAAGGTAAATAATGAAGCCTTCCGGCCTCGATGCAAGACCGCCGAATGCCTCACGGAACATGTTTTCCGCCGAACTTACCTTGCCAAACAAGTGCAGTTCATCAACCAGAACGCCTACAGCCTTTAGGCCACCCACAGTGTTGCTATCCGCTGCAAGCACTTTCAGTGTTGCGCCACTTTCCCTATGCGAAATGGTCTTGATGTGGCTTTGAACGTGCATAAGCGCGTCAAGTTCCTCATCTTTTGCCACCATGTCACGCGCTGGTGAAAAGCTGTTCGTGGCGACTTCAACCGTGGGCGACAAAATCACAAACTGCGCAGACTGCCTCCAGTTACGCACCAGGGCGGTCAACATGATGGCACCAGCAACCGTCGATTTACTGTTCTTCTTGGAAACTAAGACGAACACCTCTTTAATGAGCCTTCGCCCAGATTCTGCGTCATACGATCCAAAGATGGCCGAAGCAAGGTCGAACACCCACGGTGCGCACGCCTCGCCCATCGTCGGACTTCCTGGCGCGTCTACGATGCGCAGCTCCCGCATTACAGAAACTGCCGCTTCAGCTTCTGCCGGGAAAATAGGCTGCGGGATGATTGACTTGCCAGACCTGATCCTGTCAGCCCAATCTAAGCAGGCTGTGGAGTATTCAGGTGTCATTCATTAATCCAAAGAAAAAAGGCAACCTAAGTTACCTTTGTCTGCCGTTTTCGGCCCTTGCCTTTCCACGCTATACCGCGCTGCACCGGGCAATGCAATGCCCTGCAACTCCGCGTTGACGCTAACCGCATCGCAATAGACAGCACGCTATCCATTACGCTGTTTTCAGCCCGTGAATTGCCAAGCCATGCCGTGCCACGCGATGCACCACCACGCATGGCCGAGCCGTGTGACGCTAACCGCATCCCCAAACACTGCACGCAATGATTGAGGCTGTTTTCAGCCCTTGCTACGCCAGACTACGCATTGCACCGCTTTGCTGCACCTAGCCGCTCCGTGAGTGGATATCTACACTGGAGAGAACCGCACGCGATTCAATCCACTGTTTACAGTCCTTGACTTGCCGTACTTCGCCTAGCAACGCACAGCCGACCGCGCATCGCTGCGTTGGTATCACTACCCGAAGGCGCTCTGTTTCCAAAACGCTATCGGCTGTTGACAGCCCTTGCCTAACAAAGCCCCGCTCTGCCCAGCCTACCGAGCATTGCCATGCCACGCCATGAAGCTATCAGCTTCAATAAGCACACAGAATGCGCTTACTGCTGTTGACAGCCCGTGTCTTGCTGCGCCACACAAAGCATCGCCTAACATCGCCATACCGCGCCGCGCTCCACCGGGCTGTGCCGTATGTTGATACCACCCCGTAGCCACCTATATTTAAGAGGCTACAGGCTGTTTACAGCCCACGACTTGCCGCACTCGGCCATGCCATGCATCGCTACGCCACGGCGTGCATTACCGTGTTACCCGTCGATAGCCAGCGGCGAAAACCTCAACCGCTCGGCCTTTCCAATTTGTTGCTTCAAGAACGCAGCGCGGGCCATTGCATCAGCATTGTCTCGCGCCTGTTCGTGTGTCAGCTTCGATCTGTCCACGTAGTACAACCTACGCGCCATCTTTACCAACTCACGCCGCACCAACTTCATTCCAGTGTCTTGGGCGTACTCCGTCTGCTCATGCGGATGAACAATCCGATAACCCTGACCATGCACCGAAGCAAGGCACATGTTGTGCGTTTCCAGCAGCCACTGAGCCAGCGCATCGAATTGCGGCATACGGGCCAGCGCCCAGGCTTTGTACTCTTCTGCAGTTCCTGTAGGCTCTGGCATGGACATCGCAGAATTTATCTGTTCATGCGTCACCATGTCGCCAAAACCAAACTTCCCGCTAAACAATTCTTGTGCCGCGTTCTTCCACGGCGGCGTGTAGCTGACTTCGCCGTCTTCGCTCATTGCAAGACCTCCACACCAAAACGGCCAAAGCGCGGGCGGTATGTGCCTATGCCGATACGGCGACCGGCTTCTTCAATCACGCGAACCAAATCACTGCGGTCAATCACGTCTTCCATGAAGACGATTTCAAACTGTGCAGCCCAGCTTAAAAAGATAGGACGGCAACGCATGATTTTCTTTCCGCCGACATTCACGCCGCGCACGTCAGAGAATTTGCCAGATTTCCAAATGGCATCCTTCTTTCGCGGGCCATCGTATTCCAGCTTCGCAATGTCATTAACAACTTGGATAGCCTGCTTGATGGTTTTGCCAAGGCGGTGAATTTTCCCAGCCTCAGCTATGCAACCTTCAAGATTAAGCGATGGCAGATAAGGCCCGGTCGTATCGTCGTAGTACATCGACGCACGCCATTCGCTTTCCATCAACCATAAATAATCTTCTTCCGACTTCTTCCGCTTGCCTGACACAGCTTTATGCGCCTTGGTCAGTTCGTGCAGCGGGTTCGCCAGTGTTTCAGCCTGCATCAACAATGGCGATGTGCCAGTGATGCGAATTTTCAAAGTTTCCACAGTAGCCCTTTCGTTTGTGATCCGCTCTTTTGGCTGGAGTGCCTTAGCATCACGAAACGAATCATACTACCGTTTTCGATATTGCGCAACCTTTTTTAAGGTGCAACAATACCGATAAAGGTTTTTCGGAACCTTCTTTAGCGATTAAAGGACAATCATGGGCATGCTCACAGGATCAAAACTTCGCGCCATCCGCGCCCTACGCGGTATCACACAAGCAGACCTTGCCGCCAAGGCAGGGATAAGCGCGACTGCGATTGCAGAGTTTGAGCGGGACAAGCGCGACCTTAGAACCACCACCGTTATCAAACTGTGTGAGGCTCTTGGTGTAACTGTTACCTATACGGTTGACGGCACGGAGATTACCGGGCCATGACGATTTACCGCGAGTTGTTCACAATCAATTTAGGCGGTGCCGCAGCGCCAAACTTTCCAGCGCCTGCTTTCTTTGCCTTCTCCGCCTTCTCTTCCTTTATCCCGCCGTCACCCTTCTTCAGATGGCAATACTGAGCGGCTGTTTTTGCAGCATCAATTCGCAGGCGATCTTCAATCGTGTTATCGCGCATAACTGAAAGCAAAAACTCAAGTGGCGTTTGATCGCCAGTCGCCGGAATCGTTGCCTTTTCTTCTGGCGCTTTTGGTTTGCGTCCGGCTCCTGGGCGTGCGCCTCCGCTATTTGCTCGTGCGCCTCCGCTTTTGCCCTTTACCCCTGCCATTTACCTTGTCCTGTGATATGCTGATTACCCATAGAAGGGGGATTTAATCCGCAAATGGG